CCACCGACGCGTGATCAGGGGAGAGGGAGGGGGAGCAGCCGGATCACGCGTCGGTGGTGATCTTCACGGCGCGGGCATCCTCGGCCTCGGCAACGCCGGGGTACATGTTGAGGATCATGCTGGACATGGCGTTCTCGGCATCCCGGTCGCGCTCGATGAACATCTCCGGGGACTGCATGATGATGTCGGCGGGGTTGATCATGGAGCTGGAGAGGAGCTGCGCCACATCCCCGAGGGTGTAGGCGAAGGCGCCCTGCGAGAACATGCAGCCCTGCCGGTCGGCGCCTGCGTTGGCCGTCCGCACCTTGTCGCTCTGGTAGACCTTGACCCCGAGCAGGTCACCACGGAAGGCCACACCCGGATTCTTGAACATCCCCTGGATGTCCTCCCGGAACTGGATCGCGCCGCCCTCGCCCCGGATGCTCTCGATCAGGTCGTTAACCTGAACGTTGTGCAACACCGCTGCGAGCTGCTGCGGGTTGTTGGCGAGGTTCAGCGTGTAGATCGCGTTGAAGAAGTCGTTGGCGCTCATGTTGACGCCGCTCGTCCCGACGTTGCCGCTGACGCCGGAGAACAGCCCGGTGAGCAGGGAGGCGAGGGTCTGATCCACGCAGAGGGTCAGCGCGGCCACGACCGTCTCCAGCGTGACGGGGGCGCCCCGGCTGGTGATGCCGAACAGGTCGGTGGGCTGCATCTTCAGGATGTAGCGGCTCGGGGTCAGGTCGAAGTTGCCGGTTGCCAGGGCGGTGTTCGATGCGCCGCCGCTGGTCTCGCTGGAGGCCGCCGCAGCGGTGTACGCCATGCTGACCTTGGCGACGTTCAGCGTAGACGAGGGGCCGGTCAGGGGCCGGAACTCCATCAGATCCCGCAGGCCCGCCTGATTGTCGTACAGGTTGACATGCAGCATCGCCGCCAAAATCTTGGCGATACGGCCACCGTCGGTGATCAGGGTCGCGTAGGAAACTTCATTCGCCATCGGGGACTCCAGGGAAGGGAGGAGGTTGCTGTCTCTCTGCCTACACCCTGTATCGGCGGGCGCCCGGTGGCGATACAGATACCATTACCGGTATCGGGCCATCCGTCAAGGGGCGTCGCTCCACATGGCATCGTCTGAACAGGGGACGGTGAAGGTCTGTCCCGCGTCGTTCCAGAATCGCATCTGCTCCCAATGCGCCCCGATGCCCCGGAGTCGCCGGAGGATGGCGGTCATCCCGTCGAAGTCCGAGCGGTCAAAGCGGTATCCGGGGAGCGGCTTCACCGTTCCGCTCCCGACGCTCCGCAGGGTGACGAACACAGAGCGGCACAGGCAGAGGCGCATTGACCATTTCGGCGCCTCGGTTCTCCACTCGGTTTCCCACTCGTCAGCGTGGTCAACGTACCCCTCCCCTGCTGCCCGCTTGGCAACATAGGCCGGGATCTGGCTGGTGAACCAGATCGAACCCGCCTCTGCTTTGGTGAGATCCATGCCCATTACTTGATGCCGTACCGTGCTTTGGCCGCAGGGAGGTTCCTGACCATATCATCAAAGCTCATGGCATCGATCTCCGCATCGGTCAGCCCGCCCGACCGCGCCGGGGGTGCGCCAGTGCGGGAGGCGCCGCCGTTGGGGTCGGACTTGGGGGGCGGCTTCGTGACGGGGGGCGCAGCGGCTTCCTTCGCGGGCGGCTTCGCAGCAGCGGCGGGCGCATCGTCGCGCAGGTAGGAGCGCAGCCACCGGGTACCGGCGCCGTCGTTCGCCTCGCGCTGCGCCTTCAGCCACTCGGTGAGGCCGGGGCGCTTGCCCTCGGCGTCGGGCTTGACTGCGCTGTACCGGGACAGCACTTCTTCCCGCGTCTCGGCGTCGTCGGCGAAGCCATGCCGGTAGAGGGCGCCGTCGAGCTGCGCTTCGATGATGCGGGGGGCGAACTGTGCCTCCACTTCCTGCCGGATCTGATCGCGGATCGGCTTCAGCGCTTCGGGGTCGGTGGCGCGGGCCTTCGCAGCCTTCAGCTCCTCCCGCGTCAGCTTGTGGGCAGAGAGGGGGATGAAGGGCTTGCCGTCAATGTCCTGGTAGACATGCGCCCCGATCTCGGGGTCGAACTCTCCGAGGCGCAGGGCGCGCCCGTTGACATCGGTGACGGTCTGCGGCGGGGTGTGGACGGCGGGGGGCGTTTCATCGGTAGGCATGTCGAACTCCGAAGGTTAGGTGCAGGGTGTCAGTCAACGTATCGTCTCAGGATGGAGTGCGCCCATGTGCGCCCCGGATCGCCGCCCCATCCGTTCCAAGCTTGCCAGCCCTTGCCCTTGTCAGCCCAGGTGGCGCCCTGCTTGTCCGAGGCGTGGCGGGTGAAGTAGTTAGCCATCCGGCGGATCGTGTCGAGGCTGACGGGGCGGCGGTTGGAGAGGTCGCGGGCGCGGGCGATGCCTACCGGCGTCATGCCCCGGTTAGACGGTGCGGAGAGCGCGCGCACCTCCAGCGCAGCAGCAGCGGCAGTAGCGACGGGGGCGGGCGGGGTGAAGGTGCGGGGCGCAGCGTCGGCACCGGCAGCGCGGGCGGCTGCTCCCTGACGGGCGGCGGAGGCATAGGCGCGGGCGCGGGAGGTGGCGCTGCCGGGGGTGTAGGTGTAGACCTTGCCAGAAGCACCCCAACGGTAGCCGGGGCGTCCGTTGCTGGTGACCCGCTCAACTGGCATCATCAGATCCGGGGGGCATATCCTCCGCGTCCTCCCCTTCCTCGTCAGCCTCCTCTGTGCCGAGCAGCGCCAGCGCATCCACGATCATGCGGCGCGCATCTTCCGGGGCGGCAGTCGCGGCGCGGGTCAGGAGGTCGGTCAGGGCGGCGTCATCGTCGGGCATGTCCTCGGCGTCGTCCTCCTCTTCCTTCTCCCCTTCGATCTCCTCGATCAGCGCATCGATCTGCATGTCGGTGATGCCGGGGTTGCGGCGGCGGATCGCGCCGCGCCGGGACAGCAGGCCCAGCTCCAGATCGCCCTTGATGACATCCTGATCGGCCTTCGCTTCCTCCGGCGAAGTCGTCAGGGTGGCGTACTGGATTGACCACGCCGCCGGATCGGTCGGCAGGTCGGGGCGGTTGAGGAGCGCGGCAGCCTTCGCCATGAGGAGCTGATCGGCCATCCGGCAGGGCGGGATGAGCTTCCTCTGTTGGTCGCGCTGCCCCTTCCGGCTGACGACAATGGAGTACCCGGAGAGGCCGGAGGAGCCGCGCTGGATGTCGGCGGGGGACAGACCGGCGCCGACAGCCAGCCCGGCCTCGTAGCTCTCAATCGCGGCGCCGAGGGTGGAGGGGTCACAGGCGGGCTGCCACTGTCCCGCGCTCGGGCTGCTGTAGGTGTCGCCGCGTCGGATGCCGTGGATCTGAATGACCGTCTGCGGATTCATCACGATAGTCTGGACGCCCAGCACATCCGTACCGGCGCTGCTGACGGAGGTAGCCGGCACGATGCCATCAATCAGGTACCGCTGCGGGTGCGTGCCGTCGCGTACCCCCGCAAACCAGAACGTCCAGAGGGCGGAGGCGTCGAGCGTTCCGGCTACGGCTTCCTGCCCGGCGAACGGCTCGCGGAGGTGGTCACCGACCCGGCGATGGCAGACGACGTAGGGCAGCACGGGGCGCCCCTCGGCATCCCGGTAGCCATCGGGCCAGCCATCGGCACCGGCATAGGCGGCGGTCATGTCCGCCCATCCGTCAACGTCCTTGCCAGAGGCGTCCTTCTCGGTCATCGGTGCGAGGATCTGAAAGGTCGGCTCTTCGGGGTCGCTGACGTCCCAGACCTCCCATGTCCACACCTCGCCCGTCCCGTCCGGGCTGACGCGCAGGCGGCACTCCTCCACGCGCACAGGCTGCCCCCGGGTCGGATTGAAGGGGGCGGCGCCGGGGGGCTTGCGCTGTGCCGAGCGCAGAACCACGGTATCCGCCGGAACGACGCGGTAGGTGATCTGCGCGTCGGCGTCGATATCGACCCGCATCAAGCACTCGTTCGCCGCGACTTGCAGGAGGTGTGCCTGCTGCCTCATCGGCCAGAGATCGGGCGTCAGGATGGCGGACAGGTCGGGGGCGCCGGTCGCCTCCACTGTCGGGGTGTCATCGTAGAGCGTGGCGATCTGCCCCCAGATCTGGAGCGCGGCGTTACGCGAGGTCACCGGGGCGGGGAGAAGCTGGCGCACCTCCTCAGCGAAGAAGCCTGCCTGCCGGAGTGCGGCGTCCCGGATCCACCCGCCCTCCACCAACCGGCGGCGCAGAGCAGCAGACTCGCGGCAGTCGCGGTCAGACGGGGTGTGATGCGGGAGCGGGGGGCAGAACGGGGTGAGCAGCATCTCAGCTCCTATACCACAAGTAACCGGGTGGGCGGCAGTTTGTCAGATCCGGGGGGCGACAGGAGGACATCCGACAGACCGTAGCGCACTGAGTCGATGGGATGCTTCAGATCTTGTTCGCTGCCGGTGTAGTGCTGGAGGCTATGGATCAGCGAGGTGCAGCGCAGAGTCACGAACAATCGACCTTCCCTCAGTAGGCTGTTCATCGCCCGTTCTCCAGCCGCGACAGAACCGGCCCGCTTGTTCGGGCGTCTGATCTCAAACGGCGGCACGCTGCGGCGGGAGAGGTCGGTGATCGCGGCCTCCAGAAGCGCGTTGACGCTGCTCCCCGATCCGGCCTTGCCCGCGCTGTTGGTGTCGCCATAGGCGGCGGTCACATGGTCAACGGTCAGCCCCCAGCGGGTGAGCAGCCCGATGGAGAGGCGGGCATCCATGCTTGGGGTGCTGCCCTTCTCGCTGATCACTTCATCGGCAACAATCCAGCGGCGCCCATCCCCGATCAGCAGGTGACACACCTGATTGTTGGTTCCCTCGCCGTGATCCCAGGACAACCGGATCTCGGTGGCCTTCATCGCGGCGCAGAAGGCGTCATCGACGACGCAGCCCTCGGTGAAGCTGACGAAGCGGCGGCTCTCGGTCAAACCCTCCCAGTCCCCATCCCGCCGCTGCCGCACTTCCCAGGGGGACATCTGCGCGATCTGTGCGGCGACGTTCGCGGGGCTGCGGTGTGGGCAGTTCTCCGGGGTCAGACGGATGCGGATCTCTGCCCACCCCGGCGCGGGCGGGACAGGCGGGTTGGCATCGCGGTTGCCGTCGAAGTACTCCCGAAGCCAGCCGACCGGGCGCCCAATCGGCGTGAAAGTGAGCCAGATCTTCCCATCCTTCACGGCGGTACGCTGGCTGAGGGTGAGCCAGTGCGTCCGCTTCGGCGGCTCGTCCACCCAGCACCAATCGATGGTCGCACCTTCCAACGCGAGGGCGTCTTGCGTCCCTGACTTCGGGTAGCAGACTGCCCCGTTGACCAGCTCAATGCACCTCTGCCCGCCGCTCATGTAGCCGCGCACCCCGTCATAGTGGCAGCGCGGGGCGAGGATGCCGGGGGGCTGGAGGGCGTGAAGCTTGCTGCTCACCTTCGGCCAATCACCCTGGAGGTCGGGCAGGACGATCCAGCCGAGGAGGGCAGGCGGCGCGGGCTGGAAGGGGTGCGTCCCGGTCATCGCCCACCATGCCTCTGCTGCTCCGGCGTAGGACTTCCCCACTTGATTCCCCGACTGCAAGCGCCGGTAGCGGGCCGGGTGTCGGTGGAACCGCTCTTGCCCCGGTGACATGCCTCCCCGCCCCGGCGCACCCCAGGCGTAGACGTCCAGGGCGGACATCGAAGCGGCGGGGTGCGGGCGGGCGGCAGTCAGGGGGTTGGCTCAACGGGGGTGAGGGCGAAGCCGAGGCGGGCGGCCTCGCGGCGAAGGTAGGCTTCGGTCTGCTCCGGCGTCGGGGCGGC